ACAAAAGCTGTTGGGTAGTCTCTCGCTCCTGCTTATGAAAATGGTGCTGTTGTAGTACTTGGCGCTGCTCCTGCCGCTGATCTTGGGTTTGCTGCTCTTCTTGGGAGGTCTGTTGGGTAGCCTTCTTGAGCTTTAGGGAAAGATGAGGGGCACGCATGAGTATTTTGTGCGTCTTGCCCTGCTTCACTTGCAGGAGCGTAGGTATAGAGGGACAAGGCACAGGAGATAGGGTGTCAGTAGGGCGTGGTATAGTACTGTCCAGCTCCCATTCCACTTCTTGCCATTGGTCAAGGGTAAGGTTTTGGATATGCTGCCGTTGGCTATACTGGGCAAGGCTATCATATTGCTGCACTTGCATGACACTTTGGGTATCTCGGTGAGTGGCCTTGCAAGCTCCCAAAAGCAGGAGCAAAGCAAAAAAGAATATAGGCTTCATAAATGATGGGTTAAGAAAGTTGATCAATAATTATTTTAAGCTTGTGGGCATATTGTGGATCGGTAGCATAACCTGCACCGGCTATCTCTTCGGCAAAGCGATAAGGGTCACTCTTGTAACGCATTGCTTTTTGGTAACGTGGATGCTGGCTGAGCAGGAGCGCATGGTCGGTAAAGGACTCTTCTGGGCTGTCATACTTCTTAAACCAATCACGCACAATATACAGATACTTGCCATCTGCTCGCTTGGTTATACTGATGATTTCTGGAAATAGTCCTTCCTTAGTAGGAGTTGGGCAGGCGAGTACCTCCTTGGTTCTTAACAGTTGTTTTTTCTCTGGAGGTGTTGTCTTAGTGGCTTTCACTCCAAAAAACATATTCCCTGGAGCATACTTCCCCCAACCTGTCTCCAAGGCTGCTTGGGCAAGTATAAAAACTGCCGAAATCCCGGTCTTCCGCTCACTCTCAAGCGCATAGGGAAGGTATTTTTCTTTAAAAGTATTCATTTTTTCTTTTTACCTTTTACTTATTCTCTTTCTTAGATTCCCACCACAATTGTCGCTACATGTTGGCGTATTTCGGGCAGTGGGGTGAGGGTTTGCTTAAGGATCATCAGGTGTGGCTTAGGCCCTTGCCAAGAGGCACGAATAGCCGTGATGACCTCCGAAACCACAAATCGCAAGCGATAGCGAGCCGAAATGTATTGGGTGCCTTGCACCCCCTTATACACATACACATCAGGCACATAGATAAGAACCTGCGCCACCCCCGTAGTGGCTCGCTCCTGCACCGTAGGCTCTCTGTCCTTGGGAAACTGACACTCAAGACATTGCACAACAATATCTTCTTTGTAAGAGTCCTGAGGACGATCATTGCCTAAGTAGATGTCTCCACTAAGCCCTAAGCGATTTTTGATATCATATTGGGCAAGCAGCTGATACAAATGGGTTTCTACATCAAAAGTTATCATATTTGTTTTTAAGTATTTAGATAGTTGTTTATCATATCCACAATCGGGAATGAAATTGTCCTATGTCGCATTTCTGGACAATACCTACCACACGTACCTTTTTGCCTTCGGGGTCATCACTCACAAGAATTTGTGCTCCCACAGGTAGGCGATCTACCCCTTGGGGAAAGTAAATAACCGAGGCAAATCGGTGAAACGAGGCATTGCCCTTTTGGACATGGTGATATAAGCTATTAGCCAAGGGTACTTCCTGTCCCTTGCTATTGACCTCCTCCCTACAACGACAGAGAAAAACAGGAGTTAGGGTTGTCTCAGTCCAAGTACCATCACTCCGTCGCTGTGGCTGGGAAGTAGTCATCACAAAAAGATAATGAGGATACTTCATGTTAATTGGTCGATTTGTCAATTTGTCGATTTGTCAATTTGACGATTTGTCGATTTGCAAATTTGTCGATTTGTCGATTTGTCGATTTGCTGATTTGCCAATTTGTCGATTTGTCAATTTGCCGATTAACTCATTGGCTCATTTGCTAATTGACTCATTAGCTCATTGGCTCATCAGCTCATTGGCTCATTGACTCATTGGCTCATTGACTCATCGGCTCATTGACTCATTGACTCATTGACTCATCAGCTCATCACCATATTTCTGCTCTGCTTCTTAGTTTAGGTGAATGAGAGGGAAAGAGTACATTCTTCTCCCCTAACTCGTAGCATAGAGCTGTGTAATAAGCCTCTATGGCTTGCAAGTCCCAACTCTGTGAAAAAGCGCCTTCAGCACGCTTCTGCGAAGTGGAGGCAAGCACAAGCGAAAAATAACGATAGATAGCCCTATCACAGCGTTCTATCTCTAGATCTCCCGTTGGGGAGAGCTGCCCCTTATGCAGGAGCAACTCTATTGTCTGTGGCTCTATTCCCATAGGAGATAGGCTCAATGTCAAGTATTCAAGATTAGTCATTGGTTGTTAGTTATTAGTCACTGGTCACTAGTCTTTGGTCTCTCTAGTTTTTATTCCAAGAATTGTTATTCACTTGCATAAGTAGTGAGCGAGCAGCTAAGTTCCATGCAGGAAATAGATTGGCGATACCCTCAGTGACTTCCTTTACAGGAGACTCTTGGGAATATTTTTTGATAAGGGTATGTCCATGTAGCGCTTTAAGAGCACTGGAGGACGGCATCTTTACATCTATTGGGGTTTTCCAATAGGTGTTACCCAATACCTTACTCTCGGAAAAGAGAATCACATCATCAGCAAAAGGATTCTGGGTTTTATGCTCTCCTGAGGCCAATTGCAAGGTGATTTCTTGGTCTATCACAATAATCTGTAATCCGCGATAGGTCTCGGCATGTTTTGCCAAATAAGCATTCACCGTACTAAGGTCGGGCGCATCGGCTGGGGAAGTACCTATAGCATAAGGCATACAACGCTTACCTACCTCCTCTTGGGAGGCAAACTTGAGGAAGGTATCCACATTCATGAAGGCATACTTGTAGCTCACCCCATGTCTTTGTTGTCCCAATCGTATGGCTCTAGGAAAGTCCTTAGATAGGGGTCTGCCCGCCGTGCCATTATAAGAAGCCTCTACCCCTATCTTCTGTTCCTTAGGGATTTGGTAGTCCATCTCATATTGGCTAACTACTGAAAAGTTGTTCTCCGGATCTAGGGAAAATTTCCCCAAGGAGATTTGTTGTAACGCAATCCATTCAGCACGGGCAGCTATCCCATGCCAACAGTATTTGGTATCATCTGCCCAGAACTGTACCAAGGAAAGCATATCAGGGTTTTGCCCTGCGGTAGCCACCATGAGGTCATACTCGGTAAGCTCGTCTTCGTTTTTCTCTCGCATGATGGAGAGTTTGGGAATATCCCCTTGGAGTTTGGCTAGGTTCTTACGCACTTTTGCAGGTATCGATGCCCCACGGGCTACTATGTCAGCCGCCACCTTTAGCCCTGCTTGTGCCTCAAGCATACGCCAAGAAAGTGTAGAGGTCTCCCTTAGTGGAAATAAGGTTGGGTAATAATATTGTTCAAGGTTGTAACTATTTACAACAGCTTGCAAGTCAGCCTGATTCAGACCCACCATAAGAGAAGAATTTATCATGTTAGTTTTGAATTTTGAGTTTTTACTTTTGAGTCACTGGTCATTTGTCATTAGTCACTAAATAAAGCTTATAAGCCTAAGTTGTTCCCTAAGTGTCTTGGCTATGGGTTGGGATCGTTCTTCCTTGACCACACAGATAAGCCATGCTCCACAATACAAGTCACCTCCATGGGGAACAAGAGCCGTATGGGCAATCAAGGCAACAGGCGATACTTTAGGAACTTTGTTATTACCTTCCGTGGCAAACAAAGGAGCATCCTTAGGAATCTCCACCGCAAAAGACTGCTCTAAGGTAAGAATATCATATTCAGCATTTTGTTTATTAACAGAAGCTATTTTCTGTCCGTCAGCCATATCCGCTGCTATGTAGTCGCCCGCAAGGAAATGATGCCCTTTGGCTACTTTCAGCTCCTTGGACGATACAGGAGTTACATATAGGGTAAGGGCAATTTTCTCCACCTCATAGCAGCCATCACTGCCCTTACCAATGGGCGTACCTGCATATAGGTAAGCCCCGCCTAAGTGTTCTGAGGAGATTGTTACGCCGCCTGTTAGGTCGGCCAAGGTGTGCATAAATAGTCCCGAGGTAGGAACCGCTGGTGTAATATGAATCATTTTTAATTGTTTATTATTAATTGTTAATGATATAAATCAATGATTAAAATGTTATTGACTAACTGTCTAAGACGCAATAAATGGCACCTCTACACATGCGCTGGCTAAGATAATTCCTAATCGTAGAGACGCAATTTATTGCGTCTTAACAAATT